CCTCCACAGGCCTCTAGACAGAGGCTCCAGGGGTTCCTGGAGCGAGTGTCGCAATCGCGCCTCGCTTCTCACCATGACGGATAACAGTGAGACAACCTCACGGTTTAACCACCTACCCCCGGAGGGGTGCCTGCCGCCCAGCGCCATGTTTACATGGTGCTGCAAACGGAAGGGAACGGTTAATTATTATTAATAACTAACATGCTGAACCTAAACACGACAACAAGAACCCTATGGGAAGCTTGGTTGAAGCGTTTAGAAGCAGGCCGTTCTTGGCAGCTCGTCGTAAAACGCGAGCGAGCCATGGTCGGGGCACTCATCCGAGTGTCTCGACTGTGGCTAGGCGACTTAAATCGATCGTGGATATTATCTATCCTGTCTTTTGTTCGCTTCTGTCGAACTTTACGGAAACACCGTGGCTCCAAGGGTTTAGCTATTTATTTGAAAACTTGCACCATCCTTCTTATGAAGGTTGTTGCCGGTGAACGAATAAAAGATTTATCGCCTTATGGATGCCGGGTGGCCTGTACAGGGTCAGGAGTGCCAAGGATCATACCAAAGATCCATCGGCAAGGGGTTCTTGCTGGCGAGCCCCGATTAGTGAGATTCTGGATGACTTTATTCGGATTATACCGAGTATTGGATTTCCAGGTCTCCTTTTCGGTGCAAACCATCATTGCCCCGGCGCCTACTTTAAATCTTGAGGCATACTCGTGGTTTATTCCTTGCTTCTTCTCAGATCTTGAGAAGATGGGATGTAAATTCGAGTTCCCTTTATGGGATCCTCTAGAGTTAAAGAAGGCCGCTCCTGGAACCCAGACGGGTTCTAAACGGAATAAGGGAGGGGTTAGGGTAACTGAGAACGGCCAATCGAGGTTAATTTGGAGACAAACCTCGATGTCCGTTCTCTTTGAGCAAGCGGTTCAGTTCTTTAACTTTCCGTCATTGCTTTCGGCGCTCGAGGAAGTTGGGAACCTCCTCGGGCCCGATGCCCTGCCTCGTATGAAAACGTTTAGATCCCTTGTACGGGGAGTTCCATTCTTTCCTTGGCCCCTTGGTAAATTGGGGGTCAAGGAGGAACCGGGTAAGAAGCGAGTGTTTGCTATGGTCGACTGGTGGACACAAACTCTTCTCTACCCTCTCCATCGGGCTGTCTTTGGGTCACTGCGGTTTATACCTCAGGACTCCACTTTCAACCAGATGTGAGGGGTTGAGAGAGCTTGCGCGGCAGTTCAGATTGGCTATGTAGCCTCTCTGGACTTGTCGGCGGCTACGGATCGGCTTCCCGTCGATCTGCAGTCTCTCCTTGTCGACTATATCAAGCCTGGCCTAGGGGCTCCGTGGAAGGAGCTCCTGGTCGGGCGGGCCTACAGGGTCCCGAAGAAGTATTCTTCCGTGGCTTCTCAAGTCCACTACGCATGTGGACAGCCTATGGGAGCTTACTCTTCGTGGGCCATGTTGGCTCTCACTCACCATTTCCTGGTACAGATGTCGGCCAGAAGATGTGGTATTAAGGAGTGGTTCACAGGGTACGCCGTACTGGGGGATGACGTGTTGATCTGGGATCGACATGTCACTCACCAGTATCTCGAACTTATGAAAGAGTTAGGGGTAGGAATCTCGATGCATAAGTCCCTTATATCCAATAATGGGACTTTCGAGTATGCAAAGAGATTCATTGCCAAGGGAGTCGACTGCTCTCCGCTTCCTCTACGTGAGGCGGCGGCGGCCAGTTCGTCTCTTGACGCACTGCTCCTGCTCATTAGTAAGTTCCGGAGTAACTGGAGACCGGCGGACGTACTCGCATTTCTTGGGAAGGGTTACAAAGTTAGAGGTTCGCTAAGCCGCCCATTGAGACGACAGTCTCGGGTGGTGTCGCGTATTCTCGTCTTTCTAGCCCAACCTTCGTTTAGTGCGATTTCGTTTGCCTCCTGGTACCAATGGTTCGGGATGGTTGGTATAAATTCGTTCCGTCTATTGCCTTTGAAAGATTTAGAGCTCAAGATGAATGAACTTCTTGAGTTCTATACCGATCATGCATATTCGGAACACTGTCGTTGGATGCGTCCGACCAACTATGGTTATTTAGAATTTATACCTCCCCTCGAGCCAGCGGAGCCTGGTTGGGAACTTGACATAACCGATAAAGAGCTGGTTTCGCAACAGATCATGTACCTTCTTCTTCCTATTATAGGAGGGAAGATATATGATGCGAATCAATTCCGGCTTTCCCGGCCAGAAGCATTTAGCTTCTCCGAGGAATCGGATTTTGACAAGGCCTTCCAGGCTTTCTCGGATTACATATCTCGTCTAGATAAGACGGAACGGTATATGCCAGATTTCTGCAAGATAAAACTTGAAGAAAGAAAGCGTAGACCGGCTTCTTGGTGGATGAAGATATGGGAATTCGGGAGTGGCTGGGAGACTCAGTAATTTTCGTCTCCAGTCACTATCCCTCTCCATACCAAGGGTTCTTCTATCGGGAGTTGTCCCCAGGAGGTCTTCGGCGGTTGGAGAGCCCGGTCACCTTAAGCAAGTGACCGGGGGCTTATATAAAAGCGGCCTACCGGCCTCCCTTAGGGGTCTACATAGAGTCCTCTGTCCGTTTGTGTTGGTGAGGTAATGGCTTACCAGCAGACGAATACGTCTCTGTGCCCTCTAATGGAGTTACCGTTTAGAAAGTTCAATAAACGAGCAGCATGTGGCTGGGGCTTAGGATAAGTCCACGCTCATCAGGATTGGTACCTTGATGAAGTAGATGTCGCTGAAGGGAGGAGTCTGAGAAATTCAGGCGAATCCTAAGAATTTATCACGCAACTGAGCGCGCGGGTCCGCATAATCGCCGTAAGGCGAGGGGGCGGTAACCCGTTCTGTTAACC